CCACTCAGACCTGAAGACTGAAAGGCATTGTCACCAATCGTCGCCAGTTGACTGCCACTTTCAAATATCACAGTGGTCAAACTGGAGCATTGATAGAAAGCAGATATCCCTATGCTAGTAAGTGATTCTGGTAGAGTAATGCTTGACAGACCTGTTTGCTCAAATACTCCGCTACCAATCGTCTGTAGTTGACTGTTTGGTTCAAAAATCACAGTGGTCAAACTGGAGCAGGAAGAGAAAGCAACGTCTCTTATGCTCTTCAGAGATGCCGGTAGAGTAATGCTTGACAGACCTGAATACTGAAAGGCATTGAAACCAATCGTCGCCAGTTGACTGCCACTTTCAAATATCACAGAGGTCAATCTGGAGGAGTAGATGAAAGCGTTGTCGGCTATTATTTGAAGTGATGCTGGTAGAGTAATGCTCCCACTCAGGGCTGAATAACGAAAGGCATTATCACCAATCGTGTAAAGTTGATTGAGTTCATCAAAGTTCAGAGAGGTCAATTTGGAGCAGCCAGAGAAAGCATTTTTTCTTATGCTCGTTAGTTCACTGCCTGGTTCAAAGATCACAGAGGTTAAGATGGCGCAATCGTAGAAAGCATTGATTCCAATGCTCGTAACTGATGCTGAAATTGTAATGCTACCACTAAGGCTTAAACCATCAAACGCATTATCACCAATCGATGAGAATCCTGTTATGATGACATCTACTGCACTAGCCCCATCGCCAATATTATTTTGTACTATTGTTGGCGTTAGTTCTCCTGTACCATTTATTATTATAGTGATAGTGACACCACCGGTACCTGCTACTATCTTATTGAATCCAATTGTTACACCAAAAAGATCCAATACTGATTTAGGAGCGGTGAACCTTGTAACACCTGAATCACCAAAGGTTTTTTCACCAATCGTCTCAAGTTGACTGCCACTTTCAAAGATCACAGAGTTCAAGTCGGAGCACCTTTCAAAAGCACTGGCTCCTAAGCTCGTGACTGATGCTGGTAGAGTAATGCTACCACTCAGACCTGACAAAAAAAAGGCAGTACCACCGATCGTCTCAAGATGATTGAGTTCATGCAAGTTCACAGAGGTCAAGCTGGAGCAGCCATTAAAAGCTCCGTACTCTATGCTCGTCACTGATGCTGGTAGATTAATAGTCATAATTCCTGTATTAGCAAAAGACACTTCACCAATAGTCTCAAGTTGAATGTTTAGTTCAAAGTTCACAGAGGTCAAGCTGCTGCAGTTATTGAAAGCTCCGTACTCTATGCTCGTCACTGATGCTGGAAGAGTAATGCTTGACAGACCTGATTTATAAAAGGCATATCTACCAATCGTCTCTAGTTGACTGCCACTTTCAAAGATCACAGAGGTCAAATTGCTGGAGGAGAATCCGATAGCATAGGGGTCGGCTCCGAAAGCATAGTCTCCTATGCTCCTAACTGTTGATGGTATAGTAATGCTCCCACTCAGATTCGAAGACTGAAATGCATTATCACCAATCGATGAGAATCCTGTTATGATGACATCTACCGCAGTAGACCCATCGCCAATATTAGTTTGTACTATTGTTGGCGTTAGTTCTCCTATACCATCGATAGTATGGGTCGTATCGACACTATTAAGTAAGTTGTTGGTCAAAAGTGTAGTGGATTCTTCAGGACTGTCAATCGAATAGACCGTGATATTCTCTTTTCCACCAATTTTATTTGTCCCTGCAATTAGGTTAAGTGAATTAAGTTGATTATTATATGCAGTGAAAGATGTCATAGAGGAATCCTTGAAAACGTTATATCCAATGTAGGAAAGATTGTTTCCAGACAACGTGATAGAACGTAATGATTTGCAATGAGAAAAAGTCTCATCAAACAAAACAGTCATGGACACCGGAAATGTTACATCTTCTAAAGAAGTGCTATAAAATGATTGAGAACCTATTGTTTTCAGATTACTTCCTTCATCAAAAATAATGTTAGTTAAACTTTTTACTCCTTTGAATGCTTTTTCTTTTATTCCAATTATACTTTTTCCAATTCTTAACGTTTGTACAGACGTCCCAACAAAAGCACATTCTCCAATAGAGAAATACCCGTCTACATATACATTCTTGTATTTGCCTACTACTTTTCTTACTTCTTCATATGTTAACTCATGTGTTCCGTTTATTCTGATTTCGTGGTCTAGATTTAACATTTATTCTATAACTTCTATAATATTACCGAGTATGAAATTAATTGTATATTGGTGAGTCATACTTTTTAGTAACAAAAAAATTAAAAGTGAAAAAGAATCGATTTGGAAATATTGAGAAAGAGAAAGAAGATCAAAGAAAGTAGTAAGAATGTTTATTTATTCCATTTACAAATGTACAAATTAAATGATTCGGATTGGTTATCTTACACGAATCATTTTATCATTTAAATTTAGTCTATCTCTGCATAGAGTCCACGACCTAAATACATCATGAAAGCTAAAAATACACCTATTATAATGAATGTTTCTGCAATGACTGTCATGCTTTTATTGGTTGACGTATTCTGTTTATTTTGTATGTAGGTATGTATGTATATATTTTGATTGTTTATATAGAAACTTGATGGAAAAGGTGGAAAGTATTTCAATTTTAAAGAAACCCAATTCTAGCCTTAACGAAAAACCGGTCTATGTTCATATTTATGTGGTATGCGTTCGAATCATGTACCGTATGGTACGGTTGATTTTATATATATCTATATTTTCGTGTAAATTACCAAAACAAACCAAACACAACAATATATCAACAAGAGAATTGTGTGTATTTTTTGGTTCTTTTCCATAATAATGAAAATATAACTCATTCAATCTAGGAAATTTGTAAAATTCTTTACCTGTTTTTTTGCAATTCAGTTTTATTTTGCAAACATTTACACTTTCTTTCATGGTACAAAAGACATTTTCCGCATCAAATACCATATTGACGTTGTTTCTATAAGCTTCAGCAAGAACCATCCTAATATCAAATTCAATATTATGTCCGACGACTTTATCCGACATGATCATAAACCTGTTAAATTTGTTCAGAGCATCTACGATGGAGATTCCCTTTTCTTTACACAAATCTTTACTTATTCCATGAACATTACTGGACTCGGGTGTTATATTGATACTATCTGGTACGTTAATGTAATCATCTTCGATGGTAATAATACTATTTACAGATGTATTGTATACGACATAACTTAATTGTAGGATATGTGGAAAATCATTATCTTTTATCAATCCTGATGTTTCTGTGTCAAAAACAATAACAATCATGTCTATCGTTATTTTCTTAATAGGAAGAAATATTATATATTATGTATTGTATCTATACAATTTTGTGTGAAGTATGCTCAATTTTAGTGTTAATAATCATCCCTACAAGAATATGCATTTTTACACATTGACGTGTGGTCTACTATGAAAACGTATAATTTGAACATATCGTACACGATACAGTAGATATTCCAGTTATACTAAATTTTAAAATTGATATGACATCAGACATTTTCGTCTGTGAGCGTTAATATATAAAATCCGCCAACAACATCAAGAATAGTAAATAATAATAATAATAATAATAATGGAAAAATTCCTTGTTCCAATACCTAAAGCAGATACGGTAACATCCCTCGGTACGAGGATGAATGATACCAAACATACTAAGAAACCATCATTATGTTCACAATATTCTGAATATATCAATAGGGATTGTACGATTGAACCATATCTTTCTAAACTGGGATATAATTCAGATAGCGGACCCATGTTTAATAAATTGGTTCTCCCATCCCCTACTTCAAAAAAGGATAAAAAACGTATGCAATATATTGCTGAATTAAAAGCGGACTACGTAGATATCCTGAAAAATTGTTGTTACGTACTTGACAAATATGACCAGTGGAATCCATTCATCTCCATGGAATTAAAGGAGTTACAATCTGACAGATACTACAATTTAACATCGGCAAATACATTCGAAGATGCAATATATCATTTGATTGAGTGGTTCAGTACATACTATTCCAAAATCACGTTGTACTCTTTTTCAAATATTATGAAGGCATTGAAATTCAACAGAAACGGGGATTTTATAATCAGCAATTTATTTGTCAATCCATTTGTATTTATTACACTGGATCATTCTTACGTAAAGTTCCAACAAGCATATCATATATGTGAGGGACTTGACATCTTTGTTGAAACTAATTTTCTTATCGAGAAGTGGGCTATTCACACTATCCAGGAAAATAGTGGAAGCTTTTACAAAAACAAACGGGGGCATACACAATCATGGCACAATTTACTTGAACAGTTTTGTCATAATAATAATAGATCAGACCACCAAGAATTAACCAAATTATTGAACAAGAAATTACGACGTCTTGAATCCTCACAATCATCTAATCCTCAGAACAACAATTATACATACGATGAATACATGGTTTTCGAAAAGAATATTGGTGATACAATTATGAAATGTTTCTACGAAGAAAGCAATACAGAAGAAGTGGACGAGCCTTTATTTGATAGATTCATTAAGGAATTTGAAACACAAGAAAATATTGTCCTTGAAGACTTACAAGTTACCTCCATAAAAAGGGCTATTGAAAATGACATGTCTATAATAACCGGACCCCCTGGTACCGGAAAAAGTACAATCGTTAAAGCCATTGTTATGTGGTATTCCTATAAAGACAATTATAATATAAGCATAATGGCACCTACCGGGAAGGCTTTCAAAGGTATATATAACAAATGCAAAGACTACATTCCCAACTCAAAAATATGCGGGACGTTACATAAATGCTTGCTTCATGCATTTCCTTCTATGGACAAGGAACATCAGAAACAGATTGATTCTCATCTGGACCCAACTATAAAACAGATGGATCCCATATATCCTAGGAATGTAGATATGATTATTATAGACGAATCGAGTATGGTTGATATATTTCTTTTTTCAAAACTGATCAATCGTCTCCAAAAATTTACGTGTTGTAAACTTCTATTACTGGGTGATGTCAAGCAATTACCTCCTGTTGGTAAAGGACGACCATTTGAAGATTTGATTAATAGCGAGATATTTTACACCACATTTCTTACGGTTATTAAACGTCAAGATACGGGAAAACTGAAGGACTCTATTATTGCCATAAATAAACAAGAAATCTCCGAGGACGACTTCGACGAAATAAACACTGTATTTATGGATCATGATTTCAAGGATGAAGATGTTACATTTCGCATGTGTCAAGACATTATTAAACTATGTGAACAAGATGGTATTTCTAAAGATGAAATATGCTTCATCTCTCCTGAACACGAACGTAAAGGTGGGACCAAGGAATTAAATCAAATTCTACAATATATTTACAATAACGACAATCACTTCGAACATAATAATTTTAAACATTTAGATAAGGTTATGCGTATTGAGAACAAATACCCTACTGAATCCATAAACGATGACGATGATGAGAAAACAGATAAAGATACCGTCATTCGCGTCAATGGTGATACTGGTCGTGTTTTGTTTGTACGAGACAATACAGCGAGTTCTCAAGATTCGAATTATTCCGGGAAGAAAACAAAAGGTAAAAAGTCCGGATACTTTCGATCAAAAGACGCAACATGTTACGTGGAATACGATGAAGATAAATACCGTGAGAAATTAACATATAAAGAATTGTATGAAGAATTTACGGTAAACTATTGCAACACTGTTCATAAATGGCAGGGCAGTCAAGAAAAAGCTGTAGTATTCGTTGTCTCTGGTTTTCACAACAGTCTACGTTATCAGAATGCATTGAAATTGGCATACACCGCCATGAGTCGAGCCACAAAGAAATTAATAGTGGTTGGAGACAGGAAAACTTTCTTCAAAATACAACATATTAGGCAATTCAAATTTATTTCGGGATTTATGAAACGATTCACAGATCATGAAATATAAATGTAAAAATAGAAATTTAATAAAACATCTTTTAAAATTAATTCAATATTTTCTTACTCTTTCAATATTTTCTTACTCTTTCAATATTATTCTTACTCTTTCAATATTTTCTTACTCTTTCAATATTATTACATTTATACGTCATCGTCGTATTAGTAGTCGGTATATTTATCCAATAATGATATAATCTCATAATTTCTTTTCATAATATCGTCTTCTGTGAACTCCATATCATATTTATTAGCTATTTCTCTTGTGATCATGCAACTGCTTCCTTTATACGATTGTTTCTTCTGATCATACGATTTTGAACCTAGAGAACTATTACCTTTATGTCCATTTTCACTATTTTTGCCTTCATACAAAGTCAAATTTCCAATGTTATTAATTAACGTTGTATTTTTCAAATTTTCTTTGTTGTTTTGACAATAAATATGCTCAAGTGTAAACTCCAATGGTACATTATGTACATCAGTATTCACACACGTTTCCAAGAATAACAGTAAATGTGTAGCATTTGTAGAATTGAATTTCATAGTCTTCATATTCTGTACATAACTATCATTACAGATTACATCATCTTTATTTTTTTTTAGACATTCTTCTATTTCTTTGTAATAATCATAATCCCTATTTTTAAGTACTTCATCAGTTATTCTAATAAACTCATATGAATAACACAGATTATTGAAATTTCTATTTTTAAATTGAAGATTTCTAAAATACCATTTTGTCACTAATTTAATAAGGTTAGTGTCAATATTATTAGTTTTATAAAATATTGGTAATAAACACCACATATATGCTTCCCAATTCAAAGAAATTCTAGATGTTTTATTAAGTAATCTCCCATATTTATCATGACTTATTTTATCCATAATTTGAAATAATTTTTCAACTATTTCAAAGAATTTATTTATTTCTACGTAAGTACATTCACTATTAATAATTGGCTGAAATAATTCTTCGTGATTTATTGTTCTGGATATTTTATTATTATATATTTGGATTGCAATATCAAATATTTTCTGTCCGTAATTCTTTTTATAAATTTTATTTTCTATATGTTTTAATTTTTCCCATCTTTCATATATTTCTACTTTATTGTCATCATGTATTTGAACAAGAACCGGATTTTTAATTATATCTAGTGTTTCTACTGCTTTTCCTCTGTTGTTTTCCCAATCAAATATTCTACTAACATATTCAGGGTCATTGCAATCATAATACTGGATATCGATATCATTCAATATAAATTTATATAAATGAATTAATTTTTGTTCATCATATTTTTTTAACGCAAAGTAATTATAAATTTCTATAAAAGCGGTATATAATTTTGTACTAGTAAAATCGGGTGATGAAAAATCATGTGCTTTATTGATATGTCGTATAAAATCACTCTTTCGTGATATGCTAGTACAGCATATACTGCAAACATATTCTTCATCCTGGTCTAATGACTCTATTTCATCTATATTATAAACATAGTGAACCCAAGAAATAATATTGTCATTAAATATATTTACTAGTCCTTCCATGTCAAATGGATTAATACAATAAATTTTGGGAATTATTGTAACATTACATTTTTCTTTAATTTTTTCCTGTTCGCTTGTCAATGTATCTATTTCGGTATCTACGGTCAATAATTCATCGATTCTACCCTTTAACTTTTGCGATAAAGAACGAATTACAACAAGAATTAAAATAGTAGTTAAAATACGTTGTTGTCCATCATAAATATAATTACTACCGTTATAATTTAAATTTATGATGGAACCCATTTTTTCAACATATTTATCTTCTTCGTAAATTTTAAATATATCATCCAAAAATTTACTAATCTCTTTCAATTCCCATGAATATTCACGTTGATTCATGGGAATTCTCAGATTTTTTAGAAGTATAGTATTCCATGATTCTTGATTGGATGTGTATGGTTTTATACGAGGCATAATGAATAAAAATAAAATAAATTACACGATAGTATAGTATAGCAATTATGCTTATATAATATTTTACAATAGTATTGTCACTGTTTATGGTTACAGAGAAAAAATATCCGGTGTTTTTACTTATTTTATTCATATGTCAATAAATAAATCATTTGTTTACTAATTTACATTAACAATCTAATATCTTGAACAAATTCCATAGGACTTTCTGTGCCATTTCGTTATGCCATGTTCTTTTATTCCGTCAATGTGCTTTTTTGTTCCATAACCTTTATTTTTCAATAGTCCATACATTTCATCCAAGTCATGATTCTCATTGCATAACTCTTCTATATAACGATCACGTTCTACTTTTGCCAATATAGATGCGGCAGCGATAGCACAATATTTATTGTCACCACCTTCTATGCATGTATGCGGTAGTGTCTGGAGCTCATCCTCAGTATTTAGATAAATATATGATTTGAAATCATTTCCATCTACTAATAGGAAGATGTCTTTCTTTGCGTCTTCTTGAATATTATTTATTTGTTTTACACAACCTGCAACAGAATCATGCATACTACTTAGTACTGATTGTCTTATATTTATGGCGTCTATCACCTCTTCACTTTTATATGTAATGCACCATGCCACAGCATTCTCTTTGATATACTCTGCTACTTCATTTATTTTTTTAGCACTATGAAATTTCTTACTGTCCTTCATCAACCCGTAATTAAATCCATCGCCTTCTTTTTCATCTGACGGTGAAGGCAAAACAACTGCTGCCGTATATACTCTTCCAAAAAGGGGACCTCTCCCTACTTCATCTACACCTATTTGGTAGTAATTGGTAGTAGGAGTAGGAGGAAGATGAGATGTCTCTGTCACAATTCCATATCGTTCGTACCAAGCATCCAATACAACAGCCGGTTTTACTACTCGTTTCCTCTTTTGAATAATCGGTTCCGTATCATCCGCATCCGCAGTGACATCGTGCAAGTTCGTTTCATCTGTTTTCTCCATCTTTATAGTAATAGTAGAGTAAGTGGTATTTGTATTAATTTAATTGATATCTAGAAAGTAGTCTACATTAATATCACCTAATCAATTTTTCCTTTTGGTTCATTTATATTTTAGGCTGTATATACATATAGAATTTTACTACTACTACTACTACTGTAATTACGATGAAACTTGAAAAGATTCATTTATTCTGCATTTTATTGATTTCCCTTCTTTTATGTTGTTGTTTAGGAAGTGGTTCCAGCACCAGCATGTTTGAGGGAATGAGTGGTGCCACCGTTGAAGGCGACAAGGGCAAAGCGAGTGTTGTAAAAGCACCTGGGGGTCAAACTGTAGTGGCAACGCAGAAAAACACGGTTGAAGGTGTATCTGCTAGTGATATCCCTTCTGGACAAAAAGATTTGTACATCTTGAAATCCGAGATTGTCCCACCCGTTTGCCCTGTTTGCCCTTCTCCTTCTGTTTGTCCACGTGAGAAACCATGTAATCCTTGTCCTCCTTGTGCCAGATGTCCTGATCCTGCTTTTGAATGCAAGAAAGTACCTAACTATAATAGCATCGACGATTCCTACTTACCACTTCCAATGCTTAACGATTTTAGTGCATTCTAAGCATTATCATTATTTATAAATCATATAATTATTTATCATAAATTACTATATGATTATCTAGTGAGCTGGTGTATTTTATTTTATTTATTTCGGCGTTTCTTACATGCCTCGTCCATTTGGAATGTTTTCCCTTTCTCATCTTGAGGCACTATCTTTATGATACATTTAGCCTTTTTACCGTACATCGGTTCAACACATCCTGATTCTTTTGTTTTCTTCAATTTTCTTGTTTGACTACTCACATACTTTTTCATATTTTTCATAGAAATGTCTGTCTTCATTTTCTTTTGGGATGAGGTCTTAGTACAACGTGAACGGAAATGTTCGTATCGATCACGAACGTCGCAGTAAGACAATCCGGATTCTTTTCCCAACATTTTATTCACAATCTCGTGAAGATTGTACACATATCTAGAAAAAGCATTTCTATCTTTCATATCCATTTTACGTATAGGATTTGTTTTATAATTCTTTACCAAATTTTCTCTACAATATCGACATGGCAGTATATGCACTAGACTCTTCATAAACTTCATATAATGTCTCTTATGATTTTCGGTCGGCTTCACAGGATAATTAAAGCTAATCGTGTGTAGTGTGTGCCACAAACTTGGTCCCCATACACTAGTTAACATGCCTTCTCCCATATTATATTGTTTTAACGTGAACGAACGCTTCTTCCGTTTAGTGTTGGAAGTTTTCTTTTTTGTTTTTCGCAAATTATTTTGGGAATACTTTCTTGACATAATTTACCTTAAATAGTACTACACGAAGTTAACTATATTATTTAGAGATAATAATTTCATTATTTCCCATATATTATCCAATGAAGAACTAACTTCTCTACATTACTCCTATTCTGCGATGTAATTATAGAATAATAATCTCATAAATTATATACCATTATTATTTGCTTAATCTTAATATTACATCGTCTCAAAATTCAAACGAATATGGAAAAGGCATCAGAAAATTCATCAGCAATGCTTTCATCAGTGTACACTACTGTATCGTCAGGTAAATTTTGGATTTATTTATTCATCGTATTTATATTCATCGCTCTTTCAATATATACATACAGAAAATATGTTACTCCCATGGTGGACGAAAAATATAAGGACAATCAAGAATTTCTGGATGAACCAGTAGAAGAAAAGAAGGTGGCTGAATTGTACATGTTCATCGTTGACTGGTGCCCCCACAGCAAGATAGCCCTTCCTATATGGCAAGAACTAAAAACGGAAATCGAGGGAAAATTAATACATAATTATCAAGTTGTATTTAATTTAGTCAATGGTGAAGAGCAACCTGAGGTTGCAGACAAATTCAAAGTTGATGGATATCCCACCATCAAACTCATGAAAGGAAATCAAATTATTGAATACGACGCTAAACCTGAGCTAGAGAACCTTAAAGAATTCCTAAACAGTGTTCTGCAAGGTAATTAGATGCAAACGTAACACCTAACTCAATTAACTCTTCACGTTTGTTCCGATTGGTAATGTACTCCAACCACTCGTAATAATTCGACATATTTGTATCACATTCACAGATCACCTCCTGCTTTATTGATTTCTTCCCTGAATGTTTTATGTGTAAGTGCAGTATAATCTTATACATTGAACTTTGTAAAAATTCCAAAAGATTATTATCATTCGTAATATTCATTTCCGTAAATGCTCCCCCTACATTTTTTACTCCTAATACCTCATTCTCTTCACACTTTTGTTCTTCTATACAGGTACATAACGGATAATTATCTACGATACCCCCATCGACGTAGCACTTCTCTGGATCATTATCGTCAAATAGAGGTTTGAATAATATAGGAAACGCTGATGACATTTCTATTGCTTTTATTAATGTAATATCTGGAAAAGTAATATGGGAGACATTTACCTTTTCAAATGCATTTATTTCCAAAGATATAAAGTGAAGGTGGATATTGTTGTATTCGTACAATTCTTTCAATGTTATGTCTACCGAAAGGTCCTTTGCTTCCAGTAAATGCTTGAATATCTCTCGAGTCATATCGAATTGAAACAAACCTTTAGTATGAAATATATTGAAAAAATCTTCCGGTTGTAATTGAAATACTTGGTCCCAAGGGCGCTTTATTATGTAATCATCCAAGACATTCCAATCATACTTTAGCGATACTAATGCTGCAATTACCGCACCTGACGATGTGGCATAGATCGATTGAATGCTACTCATATCTAGGTAATCTTGTTGACATAAAAAACGTATTACTCCATAACTTATAAATGCGGTAGGACCTCCTCCATTGATTACCAAATGTTTTATCATGATCGTCTTTATTATATTTATGCTAAGTACATATTTTTTAAATATTTTCTCTAAACACAATAAGACATCTTTGTAGAATAAACATTAGCATCAATAAAATTATATTACAACATTTTCATTTCAAGTATGAATATTTTTGAATTACCAGATGGAGACAACTTTTCAGATAAAATCAACCTGGATGAGTTATATGATAAAAAAAGAGAATACGACGAAAGCAAACTTGTTACATATAACAAAATTTTAAATCGTGTTCATGCCAGAATTAAAAGCACGTCACGTCAATCAATACACGAGAGATGCTGCTGGTACATTATTCCTGAAATTATGATTGGAATAACCAGATACAATGTGCAAGAATGTACCTCTTTTCTTTTGTCAAAATTAGCTGACAACGGATTCAACGTGAAGTACACTCATCCGAATCTTCTTTTTATTTGTTGGCATCATTGGATACCAGATTATGTTCGTAAAGAAATGAAGAAACAAACTGGTGTAGAAATAGACGGATACGGTAATGAAATTCAAAAGAACAAGGGCGGACTAATGAGTTCGGGAGGTAAAAAAATCTCTTTTGCAATGACTACGACACCAAGTGACCCATATTCTCTACCAAATTCGCAACAAAAACAATCTCAACAACCACGTGGTAGCAATACGATTGTGAATAATTATGGTAGTGAACAATACCCACCACAAATGTCGCACACGAGCCATCAACAGCAACAACCGTCTCTGAATAATCTCACTTTATCTTCACCTACACAAGTAAGAGATTCTTACAAAAATCCACTTATCAATCATACGCCGTTTGATGCTCCATCACAACTAAAGTATGATCCAAATAATCATCAGGTATCTTATGAACCATATAAAATGAATTATATGACATCAACGAGTACCAAAAACGATGATCATAACCATCATATCCCTAGTGATACGCAAATTAAACCTATACCACAACAACAACAACAACAAACTGCCCAAAATGATATGCCATCATCGAAACGTGATCCACCTGAATATAAGTCTGTAAGAACGTACAAACCTTCAGGAATATATAATGCCGAAATGTTCTCACAACTAAAAAGTAAACTTAAATAATTTACATAATTTACAATAAAAATGAGAGAATTTAGTTTGTTATCTTTGAGAATTAATTTTTATTTATATATGAATTAATTTTTATTTATGTATTTATGAATAATGTAAAAGATTTATAAGTCATGACAATTCAATAGGAAAGACAAAGACATTTACAGATACATCATGTGTAGAGATTGACTCATCAAATCAGTACGCTTGATCATTTTACCAAGTACTTCGGTGGTTACGGTAAATGGAAATTCAACCTGAAATGCTACTTCTCCATCGAATAGTGTAGAATCTGGTTTCATGAGACGGAACATGTTCAACTTTGTGTAAACAATTTCAAGACAACGTTTCAAGTTGCGTACTCCGTCTTCTTTCCCTGTATAAGAATCAATTATGAAATGTATCGTTTCATTCGGGATGATAATATCCTCTTCCTTAAAGTTGACCTGCTCAATAATCTTTGGAATTAAATACTTTGTGGCAATTACAGTCTTCTCTTTTTTGTCATATCCTTTGGTCTGAATTTTGTACATTCTGTCAAGAAGAATTGGATTCACTTTCTTTTCGTCATTGTAACTGAAAATGAACAAACATTTGCTTAGATCAAATTCAATTTCAGAGAAGTACTTGTCGTGAAATAATGAGTTCTGAGATGTATCGGTAAGATGGGTTAAGATGCCTGCTATTTCTTCTCCTTTTGGAGTGTCGCTAATTTTATCCAATTCATCAAAGTAGATGACAGGATTCATTGACTTCGTGTGGATAAGAATATCTACAATTTTACCCCACGTACTACCTTCGTAGGTATAACCATGACCCTCCAATACGCTACTATCAGTCGCTCCACCTAACGCTAAGAAAGCAAAATCACGATTGAGAATTTTGCTGATTCCTTCTTTTACTAAAGTGGTCTTACCGGTCCCCATTGGACCTTTTATGGCAATAGACGTCCCCATTGCGTTCGGATTACTAATCCATTGACCGATAAGTTGCATAATCTGCATTTTCGCATCATTTAAACCATACACCGCATTATCTAATATATTTTTAGAGTTTTCCATATATTCATGGCACTTCTCTACACCGTCAGACATTGTCAATGGCAGACTACGATAAATATCAAATGGAATTTTCATAAAGGTATCTACCCAAGTTTTCACCTTGAAAAATTCACCGTTACCAGGTTCCATATTCCTCAACAACGAAATTTTGGACATAGCAATCGCCTTTAAATAGGGTGGTATGCTTGACTCCAAAAGAGAAATTCTATATGGCTTCTGAACAATGTCTATTTTGTTTATGATATTCACTTCTTCAATTACCTTTCGCTGATCTTCTAATGACAGTTTGTTCTTGAAGTATTTGTAATCATTCATCAAATTCTTTTTGTTGATTATACTTTTGTATTTTCTGGTATTCTTCGTCTTTTGCTTTTTCTCCTTCTTGTGCACATTCTTCTTTATCATTGATTCTTTCTTTTCCAAATTCTTTAATCCTTCTAATGCAATTTCATTCTCCTTGTCCGTCTCCAGAATCGTAGTATATGACATCTTAAGGGCGTTAATCGTATGAAGCTCCTTTTGGGCTAGAAGAGAATCTGTCCGCAATTCTTCTTCTTTCTTCAATCTTTTATTTTTACGAACCTCTTTGTCGGTATCATCTGAATCGTCGTCTTCGTCATCACTTGTATCATCCTCATCACTCGATCCTGCAGACGAATTCGTACTGTATTCATCCTCCTCTGAATAATCCGTTTCATATTCATTTGGATCACTAATAGATAATATAAGATTTATTCCATTCTTTCCTTTCTTTGCGGACTTGACATAATATTCTTCTTCTGTATCATCTTCGTCGCTTTCGTCATCATCATCTGATTCTTCCTCTTCATTGGATTCTTCGGTCACGTACTCAGAGTCTTCTTCCTCGTCTTCCGATTCTTCCTCTTCCTTACTTGTTGTAGTCTTGCGTTTGTTCCTGTTGATTGGAATAGACTTGGTAGAGTTTTTGTTTTTATTTCCTTCTCTTTCTTTCTTCGAATCTGCGTCCTTTGTCTTCTTCTTCATATATGCCGACGGAAACATGCTATTAAGGAACTTTTTATACTCTGCATTATCCAAGGATTTTTTCCCTTTATCGTTTACTATAAAATCGTCGTCTTCCTCTTCTTCATATTCAGATGATTCATTGTCGTCACACGAACTATCATCACCATCATCATGTGAAACCTTTTTATTATTTGGGTTCGATTTCACAGGCAACGCATTTTTATTGACTACTTTGTTGTTTCCTTTCTTCGAGTTCCTAGTATTGTATTTATTCGATGCGCGTGAAGAAACACCATTTTCTGTATCTTTATTGCTTGTTGTGTCTACCTTATCATTTTTGTTTTTATCGTTGACGTTACCTTCACGGTCCTTTTTACTGCTTTTAAACATATTGTTGTCGTTCATGTTACTTATTGACGGTTTCATATAAATGCATATTACATCTACAGGACAAATTATTATGTTCAATTTTATGTATCATCATTCATCATAAATAATTACGATTATACATAAGTGTATTCCTTTTTTTTACAACAAAATCAAAATTGATATAGATACCATAGGAAACACACTTGTTCCATTATAAATTATATTTGAATAATATAAGTAAAACGATTTATAAATAAAGCATATATATTTGTTATACTATTTCGTGTATCTTATACTATGGCTGCAATATTAACTGATTATAATGAGGAATTTCCGAAAGGAAAGTCGTCGAAGATAATTGGAATACAGTTTAGTATTTTATCTCCGGATGAAATAAGAAAATCGTCTGTGGCTGAAATTAAAACTAGGGATACATACATCAATAATAAACCGGTTATCGGTGGATTGTTTGATCCAAGAATGGGTGTACTAGAGCAAGGTATTATGTGTCCGACTGATCAACTTCAACATCTACATACCCCTGGATATTTTGGTCATATTGAATTAGAACAACCGGTATTCTACGTCAAGTATCTACCTACCGTTATAAAAATATTACACTGTATTTGTTTCAAGTGCAGCAAATTGAAAATCAATAAAGACACACACAAACATGCATTACAACTGAAACCATATAATCGTTTTCTCTACCTCCATACATTTGCATCCAAGGTAAAAAAGTGCGGGTCAGAAATAGAATATGGTTGCGGATGTGATCAACCATCGAAAATAAAGAAAACTGATTTAGCAACGTTAACCGCCGAATGGACAACAAAGAGTAACAACAATACAGCAGAACCAATAAGTATATTGCTTACACCAAAAATAGTTCAAACTATTCTTAGTCGTATGTCAAATGAAGACATTGAATTTTTAGGTTTCTCCCCAAAATTTTCTAGACCAGAATGGATGATATGTGAAGTTCTTGCTGTCCCACCACCAGCAGTACGTCCTTCGATCAAGATGGATGGTCAGCAGAGAAATGAAGATGACATCAGTCACATGCTTGTTGACATTGTTAAGACAAACAAAGACTTGCGTGATAGAACAGAACTTCTCAATAAAGACCTAGCGAATGAAACAATTGACGAAAATATTATCGCAAATCACAGAAGACACATTTCAGAACATCATAAATTATTACAATACTACATTTATGTTATGGTAGACAATACAAAAACACATGGTATTAGTCAAGCAGCACAAAGATCAGGTAGACCATTGAAATCCATAAAAGAAAGACTCAATGGTAAAATGGGACGTGTTCGTGGAAATCTTATGGGTAAAAGAGTCGATTTCTCTGCTCGGTCAGTCATTACTCCAGATCCCAATTTGTCTATTCGTGAATTAGGAGTTCCTTTAAAAGTAGCTATGAACATTACGAAGCCAGTAACCGTGAATAAAAATAATAAAGAATTTTTGGCGAAGCTTGTTGCGAATGGTCCAACCAATTATCCCGGTGCCAAGATACTCGAAAAGAAGAATACAGGTTCAAAATTCTTTCTTCAATTCTTTTCTAAAGACGAAGCGAACCCAACAATGGTCATTGAAGAAGGAGATATTGTACACAGACACATGATGAATGGTGATGCAGTGTTATTTAATCGTCAACCCACACTTCATAGAATGAGTATGATGTGCCACATTGCGGTCATCATGTTCCGTGGCGATTCTTTTAGAATGAACGTTGCTTGCACAAAACCATACAACGCCGATTTCGATGGTGATGAAATGAATCTACATATGCCACAAGATGAAGAGTCGGAAATAGAACTTCGTCATTTAGCTGCAGTTCCTTACCAAATGGTTAGTCCAGCAAATAATTCTTCTATCATTGGCATATTCCAAGATTCTTTACTAGGCGCCTATTTATTTACTCGACAAAGTGAAATGGAAATTCCAAATAAAAAACCGGTAATCACATCAGATGTTAATTTTACAAAACAGGAAGCAATGCATTTGCTCATGTCGTTCAATAAAATCAATACAGAGGTTTTCAAAGAGAAAAATGATGAAGACAAAATCAGCAGTTTCGAGTTGTTAACACAAATTTTACCTCCCATTACAGTATCCCACAAAACAGATGATAATCAGGTCACCAATATCATTGCAGGTAAATATGAACAGGGTAAAATGCAAGATTCTATTTTTAAAAGCGGTAGCAATGGGCTGCTTCAACGCATATACAACTACTTCGGACCACTCGCTAGTGCAGACTTTATTGATAATTTTCAGAACATAATTACCGAGTACATGAAACTCAGTGGCTACAGCGTTGGTATTAGTGATCTCATTGCCAATAAAACAACAAAGGATAAAATTAAAGCATGCATCGACCAGAAAAAAGAAGAGGTCAAAAATATACTTGATGAAGTTCATATGGGTATCTTCGAAAACAAAACAGGTAAGTCGAATCAAGACGCACTTGAAAGCAAGATTGAAAATACGTTGAACGCTGCGCTAAAAGACACCGGAGCAATCAGCAAGGAAAATCTTGACCCAAGAAATAGATTCGTCATCATGGTAAACGCTGGTTCAAAAGGAAAGAACACCAATATTTCACAAATGCTTTCTTGTCTAGGACAACAAGCAATAGACGGTAAACGTATACCATACGGATTCGAAAACAGAACTCTTCCTCATTTCACAAAATACGATGACACACCAAAAGCTAGAGGATTTGTCGAAAAGTCATTTATCGAAGGATTATCTCCAGAGGATCTATTCTTTCATGCCATGGCTGGTCGTGTTGGTCTCATTGATACAGCTGTCAAAACTTCAAAAACAGGATATATTCAAAGACGACTTATTAAAGGGCTGGAAGATTTAAAGGTAGAATATGACATGTCAGTACGTAATAATAAAAACAAAATCGTTCAGTTCCGGTATGGTGACGACGGCGTAGATACGGTGAATGTGGAAAGCCAAAAAATTTCATTGGTTGATCAATCTACTGAAGAAATTTACGCTCATTACTTCCTTGATCTTTCTAGTAAAGAAAATCCATTCACGGATAACGTCATCAAAGACTTGAAAAAGAAGGAGATAGTGAAACAAATAAAGACAAAGTGCAAATTCTACATTGATATGATGTTACAATGTAAGGAAGACATTATCAAACATGTTTTTAAAAATTTCCGAGAATCAAGCGTAAGTTTGCCAGTGTCATTCAAACACATTATCAATAATATTCATGGAATACAATGCAAAAATCTTAACGACAATAAAGACAATCTCGTTGATATTTCTCCATTAGAATATTTTGAACTTCTTGAAAATACAATGAAAAGACTTCAAATGATATATTACTCTCCACCAACAAAACTATTTGAAGTCATGTATTTCTACTACTTGTCTCCTCGAGAAATTCTTCTTGTCAGGAAATTTACAAAAGCTTCTATCATCCTCATGTTGGAAATTATTGAAAAAATGTATAAAAAATCTCTTGTAGCTCCTGGAGAAATGGTTGGTATGATCGCTGCACAATCTATTGGTGAGCCTACCACCCAGCTTACACTCAATACATTTCACAATGCAGGTGTAGCGAGTAAAACAAACGTAGTTTCAGGTGTAGAACGCATCGATGAAATCCTTGCTCTATCCGACAATCCAAAGTCTCCTAGTATTACGTTGTTCGTTCCTGCACAGTGGGATACTGACAAAGAATATGTACAAGGTCTTATCCCACAATTACAACATACACAACTAAAAAATGTTGTCTCCTCTGTACAAATCTGCTTTGACCCAAAGAATAATGATTCAAAAGACAAGAATTTCATCAATGAATTTAAAGAATTCGAAAAAATTATTAGAAAAGCCGCAACGTCTTCAGACAAGTCTCCCGCAACGTCTTCAGACAAGTCTCCCGCAACGTCTTCAGACAAGTCTCCCGATTCTGAGTATGAATCCTCTTCCGAAGACAATGATATCGATGATGCAGAAGACGCTAATACAAAAAATAAATGGGTCATGAGATTGGTGATGGATAAAGAAGCAATGTTGGACAAAGATATCACAATGGACGATATTCATTTCAGTCTTCGATCCTTTGCCACAGAATGTATCTATTCGGACTACAATAATGATCAGCTTGTATTCAGATTACGATTCAAAAAACACGACAGTAATAAAGGGGCGGTCTCAGGTGACGCTCTAGACCAAACAGACGAAATTTATCATCTGAAAAATATTCAGGACAAAATCATGCACAATATTATTCTCAGAGGCATCCAAGGTATCTCAAATGTTAATTTGCGCAAAATACAAAACTATCGTAAACAAGATGAAAATGATAACTCTACAAATACTTCAAAAGACGTTTGGGTACTTGATACAGTAGGTACCAACTTGGTAGGCATTCTTGGGTTAGATTATGTCGACTCCTCAAGAACCATCAGCAATGATATACAGGAAATTTACCGTGTCCTCGGTATCGAAGCTGCCAGACAAGTCATATACAACGAACTCGAAGAAGTCTTTTCTGGTTCATCTCATATCAACTATCACCACCTCAATCTTTTGTGCGATAGAATGACATACTCACAAAAACCTATTTCTATATTCAGATACGGAATAAACAACGATGATGTAGGTCCCATTATGAAGGCTACATTTGAAGAGACACCAGAAATGTTTTTCAGAGCAGCCAAACACGCTGAACTCGACGAAATGAGAGGCATCTCTGCGAATATTATGTGTGGACAGCAAGGATACTATGGAACAAGTAGCTTTCAAATATATACCGATCTAAGATCTATTGAAAATAAATCATCTGACATCATTACGATCGATCAGAACACGATAAGCTTCCAAAAGAAAATCACTAAGATATCAGAAAATAATGACAGCACCTGCAATTTTCAAATATCTAATCCAGCTGAGGATGTTATCCCTGGCACCGACGTCAATTGTAGTACAAATAATGTACTAAACGATGATTTCTTATAATTATTTACCTATTTCTACATAATCAAATTAATACATAATCACTACTTATTTACTATTTCTTACACAATATCAAACCCATATAAAAGTAATTGTATTTTTTATGTGGGTTTCTAAAATTGATACAACACGAGGTAAACCACTCGTATTCTAATTAAAGCATATATCATTATCCCCTATATACATATATTACTAATTAATCCAACTTCCATACAATATTCCTAGTAATATATGTATTCTGTTTTTATAAAATGTTTCAATCACGAATTACAAAACATGAATATCACTGAAAGAAACAATGTGTTCATGTTTACTACATATTTTACAGATACACATATTACTAAAAATAAATATAAAATAGAATCACTCGGTATGATGAAATATAAATATCATATTTTCATTAATCATCATAAATCTATATGCTTCAGCAATGGATACAATAAGATAGTATTGGACCTTTTCAGAAAAACTCAAAGAAAATACATGGCTCTCTTACATTTTAAAAATATATGCATGTGGAAAAAGGTATATAAAAACGCTGGTATTGTAAATACAATTGAGTTCGATTGTCTTGATGATATCCCAAATAATAGAAGAATCAATATCATCGAAGACAAAATAATATACAAATTCAGTATCTATGATCTCATAAAGATCATCAATAAATCATTAACATATCACGTTGAATTGTTCTCTGAACCGATAAAAGTGAAAAATCCATGGACAAATAAAGAATTCACGTATAGCACTTTATTGAGTATTTATCATTTTATCCATTTCAATTCAAAGGTGATGAACATGCCATTGCTTCTTAAACGGTACTATATGTCGAACTTTGTTCTGAAAGTATTCGAAAGAAACAATGATTTTCTGATAAAAGACAGTATTCTCAAAAATTTTCATCAACAAGATAATACAGAATTATTAATATATATTGATAGGATGATCCGTAATTACAACAAGAAATATGTTGATTATACGATTGAATTTGATCCAGATTTCCCAAAACAAGAAAAAATTAATATTATGCTTCCATATCTAGAACATTATGTACAGTACCGATTTTCGATTGACGAAAAAATTCGCCAATTCAATAAGGCTAAATTTATGTATAAACTTTATTGTTTTAAACGATCTAATCGTCTCACAGGAAGAAAAATAAAATGCTATTTTATTCATAAATTATTTCAGGTGAGCCTATTTTACCATAAGAGCAAACAATTAGTAGAAGAATTCACAAAATGTAAGAATGGAACAATCCCGACTCATCTTCAAGAAGATAGCATTGCTATTAATATGCCATCATCAAACACATATCCTATTCCATCTGTCGACATGATAGATATTAATAATAAGTGTTATTGGATTGGCAAAAAAAATATATATGACTTCACTCTATTCATAGATGTGGATAAAATACCAAATTCAAGGAAGATTGCGATACATGATGATTTATCAGAATCTATACATTCTTTCAGATCATACGTGAAACATTACGTTTTCAATACATCCCACCTATTCTATATGGAAAAGTTTCTTCCACGTTATGTATCATTGAATAAACAGATATTCAAGAAAAAACCCCGATCCTTTGTATCACCTCAATCGACGATGAGTAATACTACAGAAATGGTACATTACGGAAATATACTTGACGAAAATAGATTAAGTACAAATGATAGACCGTCTACTCCGACTCTTGAGTCTGATGATGATTCTGATGATGAATCCGAAACAGATAATCGTGAAATTATACGAAGGACAAACCTCCAATACGTTCACCATTACATTGTAGCAACACCATCCCAATCAAGAATAAGACAATATGGTTCATTTATAGATGAAACTCACGACAATGATGACGACAATAATGATGATGATGACGACAATAATGATGATGATGATGATGATGTAAATATGGATGAGGATGATGATAGCATAACAGTTGTAAGGAATTTTCAAAATAACGATACAGAAATAGACAGTGACACGGAGATAAATAGTGACGCGGAATCATCTGAAACTGCATCCATTACGTATACGGTAACCAATATGCACATCGAAAATAATAGTTACAATAATGATAATCGGGATACATATGCAGAAGAAGTACAAGCCGAATTACATTTCAATAATAACACGTTCGTAAACTTGCACAGAGACGAAAATGATAGACAAACTATATCATCACGTCCTTCTCCAGAACTTCTGAATGATATATTCGGTTACGACACAGACGTTTCTATTGATTTCGATGCAGCAGCTACACAAGGTCCAGATATTCATACACCTTTATATGATGAACACTATGATCACGGGGATACTGTAGAATCTTTCAATCAGTATGACTTACATCAATTACAAGACAGAATAATAAATAGTCTTCCTCCATCTTCGCTGACGATTGATACAAATATTCAACCAATACAAACCGTTTTTAGACCAATTGATATGGATCGTATCAATGCAGTTACCCCTCAACCCCAGTTGACAAATTCGAACAACCACGATCAATTAGACTCAGATACAGATTGTTAACACTATTCCAAATTAAAAAAACAAATCATATTTATTATTAAATAAATAAATTATTATTCATTTTCTATTCTTTCCTTTAAAAAATAATAAGTATAATTGATAATTATTTTTATTATTTTATATTTTATATTTTATATTTTATATTTTATATTTTATATTTTATATTTTATATTTTATATTTTATATTTTATATTTTATATTTTATATTTTATATTTTA